TCGCCGTTGTTGATGACAACGTGTGGCTTGAGTTCGTTGATGGCCCAGAGCAGACCCTTAAACGCGGTGGTTCTGATCCCAGGCCAGAAGTGAGCGTCGGAGAAAACCAGCGCTATGCCGTCCGTTAGGCCAGCCTTGTGCCTAGATTTTTGAATGTGCGATTGCGCGCCAGTGGCGGCAAGTTGTATCTTAAGTTTGCCTTCTATGGCTCTTCGTTTGGTGTGGATATGTCTTAGAGAAAATCCGGTGAGTTGCGCTATTACTGCTGGAGACCTATGTTGCTCCCACAACTCCAAAAATTCTTTGTCTGACAACCGTGGAACTGGTGACATTATTCATCCTTTTGGAACGAACCCACCAGATACCACGGTTGTGTTGCTGGAAGATTACTCGTCAGTTTGTTCGTCGATTTCTTCAGCAGCGTCAGCAACTTGGAAGTGCGCGTCAACCGTTGACGAAAACAATTCATTCAAAGTAAACCGCTCAACGCCGTTTTCTGCGGCAACAGCGTAAGCGACAGCAAACAGCGCTTGAAGAGCGTCAACTGGCTCCGATCCATCAATTGCTTCAATGATTGCGTCTTTCATGTCAGTCTCCAGAAAAAGGAACTTCATTTTAGAAGCAAACAGTGAAAGTTTAATGACCTTTCATTAGCATTGTCAGCAGCATCATAATAATTGCCCCGCCGCCCGTGATCAGGATCTGTTCTAACCGCTTGATCCGCGCGTGGATACCGCGCGTCTCTTTCTCGATACCTTCGTACCGGATCGCGCAGACGTCCACGTGGGCGTCAATCTTGTGATCGACTTCAGATAAGGTAACCATTACTGGCCTAATTGGTTGACTACAGGAAGGCCCATTAATGCGTTACGCAATCTGGGCGTAAGAGTATCTTGAGCCAGAAAATCGGCGCGGTTGTAATTTGGAAGCGCGCGGCTTTGCCCCGCCCGTGACAATAAATAAGCGCGCGCCGCAGCAGATGTTGCTTCCGGTACGAAAGCGCCAAGCGCCGCCGTTATAGGACCGCCAGTCATTGCGCCTAAGCCCGCTCCAACCATACCAGTCATGCCGCGCCCAAGCATTGTGCCCGTTCCCGGCGCGCCAAATTGCGATGGCGGCTGGTTAACGCGCGGCGCTACGTTTGCAAACGCGCCGATGGTTTGAAGATCGCCGGTAAGGTAATCGCCGCGTTGTAGATCGCGCGCTAATTTTTTAGCGTCAATAGAACCTGATCCCTCTCGCACCGCATCTTCTACGACATGGCTGATAGCCATACGTTGCCGCGACGCCCTGAATTGCTCCAGCATCGCTTGCGCGTTAGGGTTTCCAGCATTTGCCAAATTTCGTTCAATTTGATCTTCAAGCGCGTTTGAAATTTGGCGTTGCGTGTGCGCTAAATCGTTGTTACCGTTTCTAAAATTGGCTGAGGATTGCTGGCGTAATGTTCTAGTTGCTTGTATGGCGTCGCCAGCATCAAATACTCCTACTCGAAACGGCGCAATTGCTTGCGTTACAACGTCAGGAACCGCGCCAGGAAACGACCGCGCTGGCCCGGTATACTGTTGATTGATTTGATTTAGGGTTGTTTGAAATGCGTTATCTGTAGGCATCTGCCCAAGATTCTGCAACGGCGCGTATCCAGTATTAAATTCATCCGCGCGTATGCGTTGCATCGCTTGTGATGTGATTGGTTCGTTTACAGGCAAACCAACCGCGCGGCGCGCCAATCTATCAGTAGTTTGCTGGTTTGTTGAGGATGCCGCTTGTTCAAGGCGCGTCTTGCCACCGATACGCTCAAGCAACACGTTTTGGCTTGACGGAGAAATGCTTCCGGGGCTGACAACAAAACCTTCTTGTTGCGCTTGCCGAATGGTCGCATCCCGAACCGCGTTTTGTTGCTGTGCGGCTTGTAAAGTTGCTTGTCGTCTTTGTGCCGCTGCGGTTATGCCCGCTGGCGTAGCCATGCCTGCGGCGACGCCCAACTCAGGACTGCCGGTTGTTTCAGCAACAGTCTGACCAGCGGCCCCACCAAGCATATTTTTAACGACTACAGAACCTAATTCTGGCAACGTGCGGGTAGGCGTCATTAAACCGCCAGTACCGGCTTGAACAATAGAACTAAGCACACGTTGTTCTGGCGTTCTGTTTTGTTCAGCTTTAATCAAACCTAGCTTACGCAACGCGTTTGTTGCGTAATCTGGGGTTGTAATGCTGCTTGGCTCTGGCGCAAGATCGCGCCGCCCCGCTAAAGTAGCGAGCGTTCCAAACCCCATTTTGCCCAAATTCATAATGTTGTACGGCGCGTTCAGCAACAAGTCTGCTGTGCCGCCCAACATTTCATACGGCGCGCTTTCAATAACCCGCATAGTCTCCGGCGCTGCGGGCGCGCGCGGCGTAAACTTTGACGTTGTATCAGACGCGGGTGCGGGCGCGTACTGCGAGAACGGGTTTTGTTGCGGCGCGTATTGGGCAAACGGATTGTCAGCCATTTATTTTCCCCCGCCTAAAGCCCTAGCCGCTGCGCCAGCACCAAAAATTTCATCAAATTGTTTAGCGTTACCTTTACCAGCTTTTAACGCTTCAATCGCCGCTGCGGGTATATTGCTAGGTGCAGCAGGTGCAGCAGGCGCGGCGGCAGGACGACCAGCGCGATATTCGTAAGTTGAATCATACGTCTCACGAACTCGTGCTTTAGATCCGCGAATTTCGGCGATCAGGTTGTCAATGCCTTGTTTAACATCAGCAATGTTTTGCGTACGATCAAGGCCACCGACAACAGATTTCTCAAGACGGCGACCTTCTTCGTTCGATACGTTACCCAACGCGCCGCCTGTCTTGGACATTTCGCGCATATCTTGCAACGCTTGAAAACCGCCTTTAGCAAAAATCTTGTCGTATGTTGACTGCGCTCGGCTTCCTTCGCGGGTTACGCTAGGTGTGCGACCAAATACAGGGCCTGTTATATTTGCTAACCCCGGATCATCTCGAAGTTTTTCAAGTTCTTTAATGAACTGATCTGACTTAGTTTCAAACCCCTTAACTGCTTGTGTAGCTTGCGGATAAACTGCTTCACGTTTTTGTATTTCTTTAGCAGTAACCCCTGTGAACTCAGACGCGGGGGTCTGACCCGCAGCTTCTGAACGCGGCACAAGTTTTACATTTCCAGATTTATCTACAATTTTTTCCATCGGCGGCGCTTCTGGGGGCAGTCCCCGCGCAATCACTTCACCTTTTGCGTTAACTAACGTCCCGCCTCGACCTAACTCTGTCGGCGCGCGTTCTGCCGCTGGCAGCGTAAACGGCGCTTGTCCCGGCACATAAACCGTTTGGCCGGGGCTAAATGTTTGAGGCTTACGCAGTTCAGCAATTTGGCGCGACAGTTCAGTAACCATCTGTTGATATTTTGGATTGCCAGTCATAATTAAACCTTCGCGCTGACGCTCCAGTTCATTAATATCTGCCAATACGTTGCTGCCAAAATTAGATGGTAAACCCGATGGTGTAAGCGCATTTGTAGGCGCGGGTGCGGGTGCTGGTTCCGGTAAGTTAGAGCGCATTTTTATGCCAGTGCCGCCAGCGCTTAAATTTTCCATCGACATGACCGGACCTTGCACAGGCGCGGTCATTGCCGTTGGCATTTCTGCTGGGGTAGGCGCGCCGCGCCCACCGCGCATAGTTGCGATATATTCTTCTTTATCTAAAAGTTTTTGAAGACCCGCGTACCCAATTTCTGCAAATTTAGGCAGTTTTGAGTTAATCATTTCAGTGAATGCCATCTTTAGATTAGATGGTCCACCGGCTTCAATGATGCGCTTTTGCATTTCATCCAACGCAAGCGAATCACGTTGCATTTGTGCTAGTTGCTGCTCATGCATCTGCCGCGATACGCGCCCAGACTTGATCTGCTCAAGTGCGGCCACATCCTGCAAAGGATCTGGCATATTGAACTTGGGCGCTTGGTAAGCGTTGACAATTGCCGGGTCAAGAGGTCGGAGTGCCATGATCTACGCCAAAGAGAATTGATTGGGGTAGGTGTTGCCGTACATTCCGGCCAACGCGTTTGTGCGCTGACCGTATTGATATAACTGACCGGCTTGACCCAACGCGCCGGATAGTGCGTTTTGACCGCCAAGATACCCAGACGCCCGCGCGGTTCCGATGTCTTGCAAATTTTGGCCGGTTTGTGCGCCAAACGTGCCAGCCGCGCCAGTCAATGTGTTGGCAGAAGTTTGACCAACACCAGCCAACGATTGCAACGGTTGTAACTGTGCGGCACGTTCTGCTTGATAACGATTGAAAGCGTTTTGATACTCTTGCGACGCCATGTCTTGCCCATAGCGCTGCGCTCCTTTGAGCGTAGCGCCGGACAATAGACCACCGCGAGCAGCAGCGGTGCGGTCCAACGCTTTCATGCCTTCAGACAAACGGAAGGCGTAGCCTGGATCTTGCTGGAATTGTTCAGTTCCAAACTTGGTGTAGTCACTAAGCGGGATCAGTTTATTAAGCGCACCAATCCCTGCCTGTCGAAACGGTTCTTGCAGTTCAATTTGCTTATTGAACATCCGTTCTTGAGCATCTTGTGCGGCCTGAGTGGCTTGCGCTTGTGTGTTAGCGGCATTTTGTGCCGCCGCAGAACCACTAATCCCAGAACCTAACGTAGCGCCGATTGCTGCGCCAGCAGGACCACCTACCAAAAATCCACCGACACCACCTAAGATTGGTGCAAGACTGTCAAGCCAACTCATTATGTAATCTCCCGCCCGTTAGCCCGGATGTTGATCGCAGATGCTGTCCCCGCGATGGTGCTGATAAAGCCGCTAGGCCCAAGCGCCGCGCCAGTGATTTCAGGAAACGTGTAAGTCTCTGCTGGTTGTAGCGTCTTGGTCTTGACGATCAGGTTTTGATTGCCCGCTGCGTCTGCTGCCGTGACCAAGTTGACGCTAATTGTCGCCGCCGATGCGCTAAAGTTGGTCGCGGTGAACTTATCCACAAGCGCGGTCACACCGTTGGCGGTGTACTGCGTGGTCTGGTTGGGTTCAGCCAACTTTGCTGGAATCAAGACTTTAACGGTTACAGTCATGGTTGCGCTGCCTTGTAAGCCAAGACCAGCGCATCGTAGTTGTCGCCGATCTGAGCCTTGAGAACATCCCTAATCCTGATAGATTTACTTTGCTCTGCCTTTTCGGTCCTGACCAGCGAACGCAGGCGGTCGCGGTACTGGTAATCGCTAATTGCCTGAACGTCATCGTCAGACAACGAATGCGGCAACTCCTCGACCTTAACGCCCTTGAACGCTACCCAATCCTGCGGCCAGTCATCCGATGGCAATGCCAGTAGCATAGCAGAGTAGTTATCAATATTCACTTGATATCCGTGGATTTCCATCTCACGGTAATAAGCGTTCATGATTGCCGAGGCTAGTTTTTCGTCGTTTGTAATCATCTGGATTGATTGGAGAAAGACACGGCCAAAGCGGTAGTTGGAAGCGTTCCAGGGTCTGAATACTTAGTGCCAAACCCGCCGGACCAAGGGTATACGGAGGTGAACGGAGTGGTTGCATTGCCCGCCGTCACAATGCTATCAGCAGTGCTTGACCAATCCATTGATGTTGTCGCCGTCGTTGGCAACGTAGATGGGTTGGCGTACTTAGTTCCAAACACTGATGACCAATTCCAAACCGTGATGAAAGGCGAAGTTGCAGAACCCGCACCCAACAACGTGCCTGTTGACGCAAACTTCAGCGAGTCCGTTGTGCCTACCGGCAGCGATGACGGGTCAGCGTATTTGGTGCCAAACCCTGCGCCAGTAACGGGGTACGTTGTGATGAATGGGGACACCGAATGACCAATCGCCACATCGTTAGAAACGGGGTTAAACCCTACGTTTACACCGTTTGGAGGTCCGGTTCCAGAAGTGGGTGCGCCCGTTGGTAGCGTGGATGGATTGCTGTACTTGGTGCCAAACCCGCTGGCCCACGGGTACATGGAAATGTACGGGCTACCGGCATGGGATACGACGACCTGCGTACCGGCGGCGTTAATGCTGATGCCAGCGCCAAAACCGGCAACGTTTGCGCCGTTGGAATACTTGGTTCCAAACCCACCCGACCACACCCAGGCTTGCGGTGCGCTGTTGGGCGAAGCGATGTTAATGGTTAGAAACGCGTCTGTTGCGGGTGTCCAAGTATGCCCCGCTGTACCTGCGCCGGTTGGCGATAGTGCGCTGGTTGGGTTGCCGTACTTGGTGCCAAAGCCAGAAGATGACCAAGGCCAAACGTGAACGTAAGGGCTGGTCGTGTTGCTGAAACTAAACAGCGAGTTGTCTTTGGTAAACGAAAGCCTAGATGCTTCGTTTGTCAGTGTGTTAATAGACGCGGTGGTGCTGTAGATTGTGCCAAATCCAGTTGAATCAGACCACGGGTAGGCAGACACTCGACGCCCAACAATCGCCGTAGAATAAGCGATGTACTCTGATGGAACTGCCGCAGCGCTTCCGTAGGTAAACATACCCAAAAAGCCGCTCATGTCACACCCAGACCAAAGACGTACCAAGTGTCGGTTGCGACCTTGATCATGGTGGCGACACCGTTAGACGCGACAGATCGGTTGCCGGTCGATGCAGAGTTGGCAAGTTTAAGCGTGACGCCCGATCCGGCTTGAATGACTAACGCGGTCGCGTTGCTCACCACGCTCACGACCGTACCAATATCAAACGCCACAGCGCTGTTGGGCGGGACCGTGACGTTGCCGGTTAGGTACAGGTGCTTGGCGCTGTCAGACAACACCAACGTGCCGCTGGTATTGCTTGATTGCGGCATGGTCCGAAAACCAAAGCCGTACAGATTGCCTGCGCTGTCTTTGACCGTTGACCCGCTATCCAGCCCACTGACGGTTTTGTTGGTCAACGTTTGTGTGCCGGTCAGCGTTACAACCGTGTTGTCAATGCTGATCGTGCCGGTCGTTACGATTGGCCCGCCGGTCAGACCTGTCCCAGTATTGACTTGGATCACGCCGCTATCAAACACAGGCTGACCAACCGGACCAAGTTCTAGCGTGTTCAGCGTGTTGTAAATCTCAGATATCTGACCGTTGATTGGATCGTAGTTAAAATCTTCAATCGCGGTATTGTTTGCGCCAGATCCGGTTAGCGTGAACAGGTTCAAAAAAAACCGATACCACTCACGCGACATTAGCCCAGTGCGCGGGTCAATAAAATCAACCCGAGGCGCAGGAATCTGGGTGATGTTATTGATGACTGGCATTAGGCAGTTGTCCCGCTTAAGTGCAGTTCAGCGCCCATAATCGCGATCTTGACCGGATCTGTCCCAGACAGTTCGTAAACTCGGTCACGCAGTTTGAGCGTCATACCAAGCCGACGCCAAAACACGCGTTTTTGATAAACGCCAATTTGACCAAGAGACGCCCAATGTTCGTTTGACCAAGTATGCCCGCCATCATCCGACCAGCGCAGCATTACTTGCGGGTCAGCACCCAACGTGTACACATCGCCCGCGACGCTGACCAAATAATCGCCGCTTTCAGTGGTGATAAATAAACCGGATTCAGTCAACAAATACGTCGGTTCAGTTTCGCTGCCACCGTTTAACCCAACACCACTTTGGCAGTCTAGTTGCAGACTGTGATGCGCG